AAAGATGCCAATGTAGGTAAGTTGCCAGTTGTAGAATACAAAGGCTCAAAACCTATCCAAGTAGGCATGGGTAGTTCATCTGAACTTACATTTGAATTTGTTAAGTGGGGTGATAGAGGTTTTAACGTACCTGAATGGTATGTAGACCCTAATACGCCAGTAGATGATGATGATGGTTTTGTATCTCCAAATGCAGGTTTAGCTGATTTAGTTAACAAAGCAGAGGAAGACAATGATGATGTGCCTTTCTAATGCAGTCAGTTGATTGGCAAAAAATAGCACCTGAAGTTGCAAAACAATTGCTTGGTGAACCCAGTAGTAGCTCTTCTAAAGAGTTACGCTGGGGTAATAAGCAAAGCAAGGTTCTGACATTAGAGTCAGGCACTTGGTATGACTTCGAAGCGGATGTAGGTGGTGGCATCATTGATTTAATTAAACATTTGAATCAAGACATAAATACAGTTTTAAAACAGTTTGGTTATGACCAAGCATTGCCTAATGACTCCTTACTCAGCGTTAGTGGACTCCCCCAAAATGACACTAACAAGGGCAATGCAAGGTCTTTTACAAAAGTCCAAATGAGGGAACTTCATTCTCAAGCAATAGTAAAAGTGCAGTATTCTACTAATTTTTGGGTTATGAGGTTTCCTGATGGACATCCAATCAAACAAAAGTATGCACCCTTCAGTGTAAATCCTGATGGCACTTGGTCTATGCGAAGACCTGAAGGGTTGTTACCTATTTATCACACTAATAACTTTCCTGATAAACCTATCATTATCAATGAGGGTGAGAAAGCATTGCGTGGATGTGAATCTATAAGAAAAGATGGTGATGCTTGTACATGGCATGGTGGGGTTAATAGTTGGAGTAAAGCTGACTGGTCACCTATTTATGGAAGGGATGTTTGGATATTTCCTGATAATGATGAAGCTGGTAAGAAGGTTGCTAATGAGATTTCTAGCCACCTAAAACAAAATGGTTGTAGTGTTTTAATTGCTGAACCGCCAAAAGATTTTAATGAAAAGGATGATTTATGGGATGCACACGAATCAGGTTATTTTGCAGACTCTAAAGCATTGGAAGATTACATAACTAGCAATACAGCAAAAAGACCAAAAGGAAGTTTATATTTCCAAACAGTAAATGAAATTATGGCTAATATTACTGAGCCTGATTGGTTAGTAGATAGATGCATAGAACGTGGCACTGTTACTTCTATATTTGGTGCTCCTAAGTCAGGTAAGTCATTTATAGCTATTGCTATGGGTTGTGCCGTTGCTTCAGGTAAAGATTTTTATGGATTTGACACTAAACCATCAACTGTACTTTATCTTGCAGGTGAGGGAACAAATGCAGTTGGTAGACGTATCAAAGCTTATGAGCAGTTTTATGGCATGAACTTAGATAAGAAACCTTTGCTTGTATCCAACAGAGGTTCAAGAATAGGTGATGATGAAGAGTTTGCGATCTTGCAACAGGTTTGCAGAGATATAGAAGCTGAAAATAATGGTATAGGTATGATTATCATTGACACCCTTGCTAGAAACTATGGATTAGATGAGAACAGCACTAAAGACATGAATACCTTTATACAGCGTGTAGACATGCTTAAAGAAGAGTTTAATGCTTCTATAGTGATAGTACATCATACTGGTCATGGCTCTTCAGCAAGAGCAAGAGGAAGCTCTGTATTACCAGCAGCACTTGACTATGAGTTTAGGGTTAAAAGAAGCGGTGATGATGAAGCTATGCTTGTATCTGTAGATCAAACACTTGTTAAAGATGGTAGACCCATATCACCTATGGACTTTAAGTTTAATGAAGTAGAAGTCTTTGGCTTTAGTAATGTTACTTCAGGTGTACTAAAACTAACGCTAGAGTCTCCTAAAGAGATGATGCTTACATCAGCAAGAAAAGAAACATTAGATGCTATAGAAGCCTATCAAAAGGAAAAAGAGCCTAATGACCCTATTAGTGTTTGGGTTAAGTATTCAATATTAGCAGCTAGAATGGATATTAAAGATAGTACGCTAAAAACTAGATTAGCAGATTTAAAAGCACATGATTTAGTGCATTACAAAGAAGGTTATGGCTACCAGTCAAAATCTTTTGATAATGAGGTATTTTGATATGGTTTGGTTTTGGTTTGGTTTTGGTTTGTTTTGGTTTGGTTTTTTTGCCCAAATTAACAAAAAGTTGGTTGGTTTGGTTTGCTTTTCTAAAGCAACCAACCCAAACCACTATGAATTTCACGATTGGAGACCAAACCAATGAAGACATATTTAGATGAATCTTTTGAAAAAGAATTAAAGAAGTTAAGAATATATGAATCTGAATCTTTTGAAAGATGGGGTAGTAGGAAAAGAATATTTAAGATGTTGGGTGTAGATTTTGAGATTAAGTTTTGCAGAGCAGAATCTATGCTTAAAGATGCACTTTACAAAGGTCATGTTAAAAAAAAGGTTAAAATGGTTGAGATGATGATTAGAGCATTTGATTCACTTAATATAGAATGTGAAAAGAGTGGTTACAACAGAATACAGCCAAGCACTAGATGTTTTAACTTTGATAAGAAAACAGCAATAATTTGTGATACTGATGATGAGAAGCCAGTATTGTATAAAGTACATAAAGATGAGCCTGATATTATGATCTTTAGCATAGAGGAATTATTGCGGTGTATACCTCAAGATTTTATGAAGGCAAAAGAATTGTTATCTAAGATAGATAAGGCTGTTAATTTTCAAAGGATAAGTTATAAAGGTTTTGAAGAAGAAAAGCATGTTGAAATTGTTAAGATAGATGAAAAGTCCTATAAATATCAAGTTGATGATAATTTGCATAATTATGTGAAGATAACTTTAAGTGATGCTGATATAAACAAGGTTTCTGAATTTGCTGATAGGTGTATTCCTGCAAAAAAAATAGAAAAAAGACATATAAACGACCCTATAAGTACAAGAAAAAGATTTATGACTGGATATACAGGTGAACTTGCAGTTGAAAAGTATTTACAAAAAGAGTTTATAGATTGGAGTGTTGGTGAATCAATTTATTATGTTGGTTCTGATTTATCTAAACTTGGTTTAAATATTGGAGTTAAAACAGCACAATATGGAAAATATTGTTTAGTTCCTAAGAAAAATAAAGAGTCACAAATAATAGTTATCAAAGCATTTAATGATAAGGATTTTTATATATGTGGAGTAGCTAAATCAAACATACTTAATAAGTATCAATGTGAATCATTGGTGCATGATGATAATGCAAGAAAAAAGAAATCAGCCTTCTATGGTTATAGAAATCTTGAGCCAATATCAAAGCTAAAAAAATGGATAGAAAACCATGACTAAGTGGCATGGTGGCAAAGGTTCAGGTCGTAGGAAAGAAAATACAAAAAGATATGAAGATAACTGGGAAGCTATCTTTGGCAAAAAGAAAAAGGAGAAAAAGAAAGATGCCAATAAAACTAAAACCAAGCGTAAAGATTAAAGATAAAGCTACAGGTAAGATGAAGACTGAGCATTATTATTTAAAGAGTATGACAATTAAGGAATTGAATGATTACATTGAATCATCAAGTGCAAAGAAAAAGATCATACAAAAATGTAAGAATGAGATTGTGAGAAGAGATGTTAGATAAGTTTTTAGAGTGGTCTTTTCAACGAAAGGCTAATAAGTTATTTAAAAGGAGTAAAATAAAAATGAGTATTAAAAAGAAAAAGCATGACCCAGTGTCAGCACCAGCACACTATAACAATGGGACTATAGAATGTATTAGTTACATTAAACAACAGTTAGGCTCAGAGTTTCCTAGCTATCTTGAAGGTTCAGCTATTAAGTACATACACAGACACCGCATGAAGAACGCTAACATACAAGACTTAGAGAAAGCCAAATGGTATATTAATAAGTTAATAGAACATTATGAAAACTTATAAATGGAAGTAGATAAGAAAAAACTAAAGGAAATGATTAAGCAGGGTAAGTCATCACATGATGCTGCAATGTCTTTTGGTTGTAGTCCATCTACTGCTAGAAGGAAAGCAAAGGAGATTGGTTTGAAGTTCAAAGGCAAGTCTTATTGGAGAAAGGGATGAGAGTTAATATAAAATCAAACATTAAAGAAGTAACCAAAGGTCTAAGCTCTATGCAAAAGAAACAAATACCTTTTGCAACATCAGTAGCTATCAACAATACATTGTTTGGACTTAGAAAAGAAATGTCTAAACAAACAGAGAAGAAGTTAGATAATCCAACCCCATTCACTAAACGCGGTTTCTTGGTTGATAAGTCTAAGAAGACAAACCTTACTGGAACTTTATTTATCAAAGATGATGTAGCTAAGTATCTAAAGTTTCAGATAGATGGTGGGGTTAGGACAAGCAACAAACTAATACCAGTGCCTATTATTAAAAATGCAAAACTTAATAAGTATGGAAATATTATTGGTAAGCGTACTGGTCTAATCAAAAAGAAAACACAATTCTTTGGTACAGTTAAAGGAACTACTGGTGTATGGGAAAGAACCAACAATGGCAATAAAACTAAACTAATCATTGGACTACACAATGATGTAAGTTATAGAGCCAAGTTTCCTTTTTACGTTATCTCTGATAAGTACGCAACTAATACGTTTGATAAGAACTTCAAGAAGGCTATAGATAAGGCTTTAAGGACTGCTAAGTGATAAACGTAGGTTCTTCTACAGCATATATCGTGGGTATATTCGCAT